CAAGAATATTGTTGCAGAACATTGGCAACATATTATTTCACCAAGTTTTTATAAAACATTTGGTGAACGTGAGGAGGAATGGCTCGAGAAGTATAATCTCGTTCGCTCAGGAGTAGAACCCTAATCCGGCGAATTACCATTTCTTGACCGCCAATGTCACTAAACTGCTGGCGCTAGCTGCATCTAGTTGTTACCCAGGTGGGAATGTGCCCTTGTATATTAGTGATTTAGTGAATTTTATATATATTTATCGTTTTGCATATATTTTCATACCCTGTATATAATTGTATCAATAAAACCTTACTCTTATTGCGTCATTGCTTCACGCGTAATTGGGAGTCTAAACATAGTCGGTAAGCAGGTATTCTATTTACAACAATGAAAGACACTTTATTGCCATGTCTTAAAACGGCAATGTGTGGGGGAAAGCCTCGTTATACCCACATTGAGAGGACAACACCAATTCATGTACGTAAATCTAAAAACGAATCTTTAGAAGTTGATTTGGACAGAACATTACATCTTTTCGAATGTAGTCCCAAATCACAATCTGGTCCATTAGACAGAACCGTTGGATTGTCAGGAAAGTACGTTGCCGATTGGCAGATAACTAAGCCTCCTGGCGTCAATATAGATATAACGTACATGGCTTATATCAGGTATATTAAGTCTTTTGTAAAGACACCTGATCAGGAACCAGACAGAGTTGTTAGAGGTCAGTGGAATGACGGTTTACGTAAGTTTACCAGTGGATCCAAGTACTTCAAGGAGTGGAAAGCACAACAACTCAAGGAATTTGTTACTGAACCAGTGTATGATGCCTTTTCTCAGTCTGGTGAGATGCGTCAGGAAGAAGCAGCTACAACAACCGAGTCTGAAGTCGAACAAACAATGGAGTTCCAGACTGACATAGACCAAGTTAAAGTAGATATTGCAACTTCTGTGGACAGCACTAGGTTACAGGCATCTGTAAAGAATACGGAGTTGGGTGACTTTTTAGCTCGCCCCTTGCGTATTGGTTCTCATAACCTAACGAATGGGTTTTATATGGATTTAACCTTTAATCCATGGCATGATTTTCTTTCAAATGCCGTAGTAGTTAATAAATTACAGAACTACTCACTCATTCGTGGAACTTTGCACGTGAAGTTCCTTATCAATGGTGGTCCATTTTATTTTGGAAACATTATATGTGGATATAAACCACGTGGTGTTGGTTATGATTTCGTGCAGGGAAATTCCGACTTAATCGAAGATTATTTTCAACGCGCTAAGCTGTTAAGTCAGCGTCAGCACTTGATCATCAATCCAACTAATAGTCAAGGTGGTGAATTGACACTACCATTTTTCCATGACAAGAATTATTTAGATTTGATCGATTCAACCGATATCCTAGATATGGGTGAAATTAGTATGATTTCTTTGGCCGCTCTTGATAGAGCAATTGGCGCCGACAATCAGCAACAAATCAATATAACAGTAATGGCGTGGATGACTGATGTTGAATTGGCAGGACCAACTACTAGACCAGTCTTGTCTCAATCAGGTATGTTGGGAAACGATGAGTACGGAAGGGGTATAATATCTCGTCCAGCGAAGGCTATTGCCAGATGGGCTGGAAAATTGAGTAGTATACCAGAGATTAGACCCTATGCAACAGCCACTAGTATGGCTGCATCAGGGTTAGGATCGTTAGCATCACTATGGGGTTTCTCACGACCAATGGTCGTAGGCCCGATTATGCGTTACAGGCATCAAATGTTTGGATTACTCGCACCTAGCTCCATAGATGAAGCGGTGGAAAAGCTAACTTATGATCCTAAGCAGGAATTGACGATAGATCATAATGTGACTGGAGCACAATTACAAGATGAACTATCCATCAAAGCGATTACTTCCAAATCAAGTTTATTGACTTATTTTACTTGGAGTGCAACCACCAATGAGAATACTCTGTTGGGTACTATTAATGTTACACCTTGTCATTGTGACTTTCGTAACGATGGTACTTCGGAGTATGGTACTGAATGGGTGCAGACACCTTTGTCACATGCAACTTTCCCATTTAAGTACTGGCGTGGTGGACTTAAATATCGCTTTCAAATCAATTGTAGTGACCTTCACAGAGGGAGACTTTTATTAGTCTATGACCCTAGAGGGTTCGACGGGACTGCTATCCCGGACACAAATACGACATTCTCGCGTATAATTGATATTGAAGAAACAAAAGATTTTGTCTTGCCTATTTATTGGTTTCAAGCAAAATCTTGGGCTCGAGTTCCAGATCAGCCCACTTCATTAGGTATAGCCAAAAACTCGGACATACCTAGCGACCAAACAGAAAATTCAAATGGTCAGCTCAGAATTTATGTTCTCAATGAACTTACTGGGCCTGACGAGGATCTTACTAATTCTGTACGCATTTTGACGTGGATTAGTGGTGCTGATGATTATGAAGTCGCAGTTCCTGATGATTATATGATCAAAAGGACTGCATTCAATGGATCTTTCAACCATACCACTACAGAAGTCAATGCTGCATGGTCGCAAAGTGGATTACTAGAGGAGGTAATTTCACAGAGTGGATTATTAAACAATTCAAAAGCGGCTAAAGCGTCGCAACCTGGTCACGGTGGATCAGAAATGTTAGAGCCGATAGGTGAGCCGAGCAAACTTGACGCACTAGCCTTGGTATACCAAGGTGAAACATTTGATTCTTTCCGTGACATGTTTAAAAGGTATAACCTTAGCGGAGTATTTAGCAGAAGTCCTTCTGATACCGTAAATGGTAGATGTACACGTTATAGGATTACATTGCCTGATTTTCCCATGTATAACGGCCGAGCCGAAACTAATGGGATGTATCAGCAAGCCCGCGCAGGCGGTTTAAATGCTGTAAACTATAACATAACAGGTAGAACGCTTTTGAATTGGATGACCCCTGCATTTGCCGCACGTAGGGGTGGCATTCGCTACAAATATGCGGTCGGTTTTTATCGTAATACCGTTCCAGTAGCGATTATCGTATCTCGCCAACAGTCTAATCAAGCTCCAATAGGAACTTCTGAGGCCGTTTTAGACACGAATATTACCAACAAACACGCAGCTTTTGCGAGTGTGCAAGAAACCTCCCATAATGGAAGTGCTTTTACAGTCAGAAACCATCCCGCAATAGAAGTCGAATTACCCTATTATAGTGATAGGAAATTCGAAGATGCTTCTACAACTAATACTGCGGACTTTTATCCTGACCACATGCACGTAGTTGATGTCTATGATGGAAATCGACAGGCACTTGGCGCTATGCAAATATACCAATACGTTGCCACCGGGGAAGACTTTAATTTGTCTTGGTACGTAAATGCCCCATCATTTTTCACCCAGAACTATGCTCTAATTCCTTAGAGAAAAGTTCATGGTCTTTAAATAAGAGGACGATTCCTTTAGTATTGACCAACTATAAAGCTTTTAAGATAATTGGATAGGCTTATTCAATTATGTATACA